GTCAGCAGTGATAGCCGAAGACGCACTTGCACCAGCAAAAGGGTTCGCTACTAGACCATATCTAGTTTTGAATCCGATTTTAGGTTGGAAGTTGTCCTGACCAACTGCTCTTACCATTTGTAATGGTACGTATGGGCAGTAGAATATACCAGCATCATACGGTGAAGTACCTTTGTAACCAACAACATAGTATTGTTTAGTTGGAGCTGCATTGAACGATAAGTTACTTGCATACGGATCAATGTACACTTTGTATCTTCCGTTTAATACACCAGCAAAAGTATTTCCAGTGTCATCAACGTTTAAGTTGTTGTTAAGAGCAGGAGTGTAATCTAATACACCAGCCATTTGTAATGCACTTGCAACATCTGAAGAACAGATAATGATGTTACCTTTTCCTCTTCTTGTTCTTTGTGCAATAGTGTTAGCATCTCTCTCAACTTGGAACATTAGACCTTTGAATCGCTCAACAGACCATCTACCATTTGAGTCAGTATCTAAATCAAAGATACCAGCAGAAGTAGTATTGATAGCCGCGTTTGAGTTATCGTTGTCAGCAGCACCTGCTTCAGCAGTTCTGTAAATTGTTCTTACAACTTCTCTATTGATCTCCGCAAGGATTTCAGCAGATAAGATGTTTGACAATTCAGTTTCCGCATCTAAGCCGTGAATTGCTTTAAGGTCTTGTGCAAGTTCCATAGTGTACTCAGCCTTTAACGCTCTTGATCTAGCAGTAACAGTTGATTTCTCAATTGAGAATGCCATTTCAGCAAAAGCATTACCAGCAGCATCACCAAGTGATTCTGCAGCAGCTGTTGTCATACCAGTACCTACTGTGTAACCAGTAGAAGTACCAATTGAATCGTTAAGTACCGCTGGGTTTGAACCTGTCTGAGCAGATGATGAAAAACCATCTACGTTTGAACTTGCAGCGTTTGATCCTGAAAATTCAGTATCCGCTTCGTTAAATAAAGCTTCAGTTCCTGCCTGTGTAGCATATCTGCTTCTCATAGCAAATATAAGACCAGTAGGGCCTGACATAGGTTGAACGCCTGCGATATCGTAAGCGATCAAGTTTGGCATAGCTCTTCTAACTAGCGAGATAAGAATTGGATTCCAGTTTTGTATTGAAGCACCAGTAGCGTTTGTTGGAGCAGCTTCACTTAAAAATGCAGCGTCTTCTTTCAAACTTCTTTCTTGGTTTTCCAATATCACAGATGTAACGGCTCTCTTGTATGAATCTTTAATCTCAGGTAATTCTGGATGATCCAATACAGGCTGCCATTTCTGTTGTGTTTGTTCTGATAAAAACATTGTTCTATCTCTCCTTTATTTTAGTTAATTAACTAAACCCTTACTTTTCGTAAGGATTCTTTTTAGTTTTACTAATAGCAGCGGTATATGCAGCCATAGACTCACTTAAATTAGTAAAGTCAGGTTTACCCGCTACATCATTAGATTCGTCACTCGCAGCTTTCTTTCTTGGAAAGTATGATTCTTTTACAGTTTCAACTTTCTTTCTAAAGTCAGATGCGTCTTTATATTCAATACTTTCTGCTAAACCTTTGAACTTTTCTTTTTCGGTTTCAGCAAGATCAGATCCTACATCTTGTAAGATATCTTCTCTAGCAAACTCACCGATTTTTGCGTTAAGTTCAACGTTTTGTTCGATTGATTCGTTAAGTTTATTTTTTAACGTTTCAATTTCAGCAGCTTGTTCGTCAATCACATTGTATTTCTCTTGTGGAACATCAATGTAATGACTCTCAAATAATGATTTAAGTCCACCGATGAAATCTTCAGCGATCTCGGTTCTCAAACCTTTTTCGATAGCAAGTTCGTTATCTTTCATCCACTCACTTACTACGTAGTTCAGATAAGCGTCCACTTTTTCAACGATTTCTTCTTTTACAGAAGCAACTTGTTCGTTTACTTTAGTTTCATATTCGCTTTCTAAATTCTCAATTTCTTCAACGAGTTTTGCTTTTACAGCAGCTTCGAAGATAGTAGCCGCTTTGGCTTTAAATTCTTCAGATAGGTCTTCACCATCTGTTAAAGCTTTAACGTCTTCTTTCATATCTAATTTTTTGACTTTATCTTCAGCAGATTCTTTTTTAGATTTTTCATCTTCTTTTTCTTCTGCTTCTTTAACGTCTTTTTTGTCGTGTGAAGATTCTTTCTTTTCTTCTTCTTCATCTTCATCTTCTTCTTCTTCGTCTTTTTCAGAAGCTTCTTTGACATCTTTTTTCTTATCATTATACATTTCTTTTTTCACTTCTTTTTCGTCTTCTTTTTCTTCAGCTTCTTTAACGTCTTTTTTCTCGTCTTCTTTTTCTTCTGATTTATCTTCCTTGCCATCTTTTTTGTCAAGGTATTTTTTTAAACCAGCAGGAAGTTCACCTTCTTTCACATCTTTCTTTTCATCTTCTTTATCGTGTGCAACTTCTTTTACTTCTTCTTTTTCTTTGTCGTGTTCTTTTTCAGCTTGTGCCTTTAATGTTTGCATACTATCAGCCGCGCTTGCACTTTTTTGTTGTGGATCACCAGTGATGTGGTTAACCCCTTGTGCAAAATCTACTTTACCATCAGTTGGTGATGTAATAGCTTTAGACATTACTTGATTAATAGTAGCGCCTAATGATTTAGCGGGCTCTGCAGCAACAGCATTTCTTTTTGGCAAATCTGCCACATTGTTGTCAGCCATTGTTGTTTTCTCCTATAATTATAGTGTTAAATTACTAGAAATCCTAACGGATTGTCAAGTAATATTTATAAAATTACAGCTTTTTAAGGAAGGATTCAAACACTCTTGCTTGAATATCTGCAAGTTGTGATCGTTTCGCTTGTTCTACCTGTAACTTTAATTGGTTAATTTCTTGTTCTTTTAGAACACCATTGTCCCAAACCCATTCTTTACCTTCCATAATACCCTCTACAAATGCTTCTGGAGCACTTGGGTCTGCAACTATATCAGCTGCGGTGGCAAGATAAAAGTCATTGTTTACTACATTTGCGCCTCTGGAGTTACTCAATGTTCCCATACCTCTACTAGATACTCCTAATTTTGCGCCTTCGTCAATAAGGTTCTTCACAATTTTTCCATAAGGTGTGTCTAAAATTTTAGCCTCACCAATAAAGTTATTACCTTCAGGATAGAGCGATTTTATCATATGCGATACTCTTTCTAGGTTGACGGTGGGACCATCTGGATGACCTAGTTCGCCGAATGCTCTACTTTTGTTGATAAATTCTCGGTTGTATCTCATTACTTCTCTTTCCAAAATGTCTTTTGGATAGACTCGGCCGTTCTTATTTTTCATCTCGGCCTGCATAAAGATACCTTTGATCTTATAATCTTTTTTACCGTTGTTTTGCTCAACGATATATTCTGCGTCTTGTATTTCTTCTGTAATAAGTTTCATTATCTCTCTCTTTTTATAAAACTAATTATATTTATAAGGAATGTTATCTAAATACCACTAAAATCGTGTAATTATCTCCACTTGCGAAATTCTTTGTAGATAGTAAAACATCGCCTGTTGGAGTAGTAGCATTGTTGTTTATCTCATTCCCATCGGCACGTAAGTCCCAAAAACCTTGACCATTCAATAAAACTGCGGTAGCTTTCGTTGCGCCATCCCATATCAATTCTACAGCAGACTTTGGATTTGCTGTATTGACTGACCAAAATATTTTTGATATTTTTCTATTACCATCTTCAGTCATAAAAGTTGTTTCTGAAGCGTCTATTTTTCTTACTAATGTTTCGCCTGTGCCGTCTGAAAAATTTGTTAATTTGACAGAATATTTTACACCAGTTGTGTCTGTTAATACTTGTGTGGATACTGTATCAGCCATTTGTAAAACCTTTTTCTTTTATAAACTCTATAATTAAATTGTAATTTGTTACATTACTATCTGTCGTAAGTAACACATCACCTGTTGGATTTACTAACGTAACGCCAGTATCTCCTTGTTTTATTCTAGGTTCATTTACGATTAATCCGTAAATGCCTCTACCTGTTAAAACTTTTGCTTCTTCGTCTGTTTCAGCATCAAAAAACAAAGTTAAGTTTCCTGTACCTAAAATCTCATAATATATTTTTGCAATAGACAAGTTAGGACTTGCTGTTGCACCTGTTAATTCTGAAGCGTCTAATAAGACACCTTTAGTTTCATTACCAATACCATTAGCTCTTACTGTAACTTTAAAATTATCGTCTGTTAAAGTTGTTGTAGTAATTGCCATACATAATTAACTTCTTGGAGAACCTACAGCAGACGCTTTAGAGTTCGCACAAGTAATTTTATCTTTAGGTGCTTTTTCAATAATCACAGTATCGCCACTTGCAATATAAACACTACCTAAAGTTACAGGTGCAACTTGTCCATCTGTTACTGTTAGTGTAGTATTTGCTGTAGCGTGTACTCTAACAAAATTAGCATTGCCAATAGTGTTAGCACTTGGATTATCTACGTTACTACCTTTTACTATAAATGTTTGTGCCATTTTTTACCTTTTTAAAATTGTTAATGTTTCTTTATCAAAATAATTCATAAGATCATTCACACTAACATTATATTTCTTTGCAGCTGTTCTAACATTTTTGTCAAAATTTGCTACTGCGTCAGCGTCTTTATCAGCCGCTGTAAAAACCATATCTACAGCACGTTTCAAAACAGGCGTAAGTTTATTATACTGTCTTGTACGTTTGTAGTCGTTTGCTTCAGTAATAATTTCGTCTTTAAATTTACTGAGCGACTTCATCTGCTACATCATTTCCTGTAAAAGGATCAGCTTCAGGTGCATCAGCACCAACTTGTCCTGTAAACATTGATTGAGCAACTTCAGATTTTCTATCATCTAAAGCAGAAGAAACTTTATCAGCAATAGACGCTTTAAAAGCATCAGCCGCTGCTAAGTTATCTCCTTTTTCAAGTGAATTAACAAAATTTTTTATATTTTCTTTTACCATAATCTTCCTTTCATAACTCTCACTTATCTGTTCTACACCTACATCCATCATATCGTAGTCAGGTTTGTGATATTGATATTTATTCTTTTTTTCTAATTTTTCATAAGCTTCATCAGCCTCAACATCTGCTCTTGCCTGTGCCTCTTCGTCATCTGCAGCTTTAATTTTTTTAGTGATTACTACATCATCAGGTTGTTCTTCTTCATCTTCAGGATCCTCTGTATCTTGTCCCATACCACTTTCTACATTTTCATAAGGTATTGTAATTGTTAC